ATTAATTGTTCAATAGATTCTTAATAATATATTCTGTATAGTTAAAACTAATGGTTGCAACTTGATATACTGGGTCTGTTGTAGTACTATCAAACGGTATTGCTGATAATGTGGTAGGAAAAATATCTTTGAAATGTATTTCCATTGTAGGATTCATGGAACTACTCACAAGAGTTAATACTGCGGTTGTGTATTTACTTACATCACCAATCATCCACTCATATATTTCTTGCCAATTTTTCAAATATTCATCAATCATAAAAGTTACATCAAGTGCCTCATAAGTTATAATACCAGTATGACGAGAAAAATTTTGAAGTTGAGGTGTCGCTATAGTTGCGGCTTCCAATGTTACACCTGGCAAATTAACAGTCTGAATGAAAAAGGAAGTATTTGGCAAGGCCGCGACATCAAATTTAAATTGGACATCCGCTAAAGGATTAATATTTTTAGGTTGTTCTGTTAGGCTTGCCATAGTTCCTTTTCATCTTTTGAAAATAAATTTGGTAGTTTTGGAAAATCATCTCCACGATAATTGACCCAAATAAACTGTAGAGCGGGATGTTCTTCAATAACTTTAAAAATTTCTTTATCCCAATTATTATATTCGGCTTTCCAACCATCTACTCTTTTACTATCTTTACTGAAATAATGTTCTGTATCAGTATAGATGTTATCATAATAATTGTTATGATGATCAAATCCTAATAAGTAAACTTTTTCATAATCATTACAAGTAAAATCTCGACACGCAATGTGTAATGCTGAAGTTCCTGTAGACCATTCCAAAACTTCTTCACCTATATTTTTTATCTTGTTTTCCATTCCTTTAGGAACCCAGATAATATAACTTTTTGTTTCTATACAGTTAGCAGCAAGTCCTGAAATATATACAAAATATTCAGAATCAAATCTTCGATATGTTGTATGTTCTGTTCCATTTGCTAAAGAATCATATGCTTCTTCAGGTAATAGATTCCATGAATTATGTGTAAAATAACATTGGTTATCATAACCAGATTCAATAATATCACCTATTATCCCCGCATCAGTAGCACAAATCACATCAGGAGTAAAGTCTCTATAACAAGCATTACATCCTATAACTGTTCCATCTAATTTTGAGATATCAATGTTTTTTCTACTTGGGCCATTTCCTAGTACAAAAACAGAATCTATACCTTGAGCATCAGCTCCTTCATACATTTCACTACCTCCATATTATACTAATATTTAGTAAGCATAAAAAAAGGGGTGAACATAAGCCCACCCCTCTTCAAATTCATCCTCAGAAAAAGGATTACATAAGATTTGAAACGATAACGATACGATAGTAACGGTTAGCGTTAGCTGTGAGTGATCCATCACCCGCACCGTTATTAGCAGAACTCGTATCGTTCGCGAAAGGATTAGAAACAAGACCATAACGAGTCTTAAATCCAATTTTCGGTTGAAATGAGTTCTCACCAACTGCACGAACCATTTGCAACGGAACGTAAGGACAGTAGAACAGTCCTGCGTCATATGCAGATGAACCTTTGTAACCAACAGTAAAGAAGTTAGTTGCAGAGGATGGTGCATAAGGATCGACATAAACTTTGAATCGACCATTAAGAGTACCAACCATTGTTGCTCCTGTGTCATCAACATTCAAGTCATTGCCCGAAGGTGCACCTGAAAGTTGTCCGGCCATTGCTAAGGCGGATGCAACATCACTCGATGTGATAAGGACATTACCTTTTCCACGCCGTGTGTCTTTTGCAATGAAGTTTGCTTCACGTTCAATCTGGAACATCAAACCCTTGAACTTCTCTACTGACCAACGGCCATTAGAATCTGTGTCAAGGTCAAACGTACCGGCCGATGATGTATTGTGTTGTGCACCAGTCTTTGCGTTTGTATAAATGGTTCTCATAACTTCACGATTAATTTCAGCCAAAATCTCATTTGACAGAATATTCGAAAGTTCAGTTTCAGCATCCAAACCGTGAACGGCTTTAAGATCCTGTGCTAATTCCATTGTGTACTCAGCTTTGAGTGCACGTGACTTAGCAGTAACGGTTACTTTGTCGATTGCAAATGCCATTTCACCGATAGTCACATCAGCTTCTTGCGTTGCTGTTACGGTACCTGTACCAGTCGTTTGAGCTGATGCAGGGTTGCTGTTAGCGGAATGTGATCCACTACCAGAAAAGGATGTGTCGGCTTCAACAGAGTCAGCTGCTACTACACCGGCCTGAGATGTGATGTGAGACTTCATAGCGAAGATCAGTCCGGTAGGACCAGTCATCGGTTGAACTCCACAAACATCATAGGCGATGAGATTAGGCATGGCTCTACGAACCAACGAAATTAAAACAGGATCAACGGTGTCAACGTTACCGCCGGTCTTGTTAGCGTGAGCCGCTTCTTGGATATTTCCAAACATTCCTTCTTGTGAGGACTGCTCCCGCATGGCTTTCTCTTGGTTTTCCAAAAGAACTGCCGTTACGGCCTTCCGATAGTTGTCTTTAATCGGAGGGAGATCTTCATGACCAAGAACCGGACCCCACTTTTTCTGAAGGTCTTCAGCTAGGTACATATTATTCTCCTATAAGGTTAAAAAATTAAGTATTGTAGCGTTTTATCGCTGATGTATAATGTTTCATCGATTCATCTAGTTTTTCTGGAGATTGCTCTTCAGTCACTTCGATGGTGTCATCAGTTTCAGTAATTTCTGATGTAACTGAATCAGTCTTTGGGAAATAACTCTCCTTAAGGACATTCAATTTCTCAATGTATTGCTCTGTGTTCTCAAATTCAATACCTTCAGCCAACTTAGCGATTTTTTCCGAATCAGTATCGGCCAAATCTTTAGTTGATTGTTTAAGGGCATCATCTTTTTTGAACTGAGCCAATTCTTTTTGGAGTTCTACTCCACGATTAATCTCTTCATCCAAAGAGGTTTCAAGATCTTCAACTTTTGTGAATAAGTCGTCAACCATGTCAACTTTCTCTTCAGGAATGTCGATGTAGTGTTCTGTGAAGAGGGTTTTGATTCCAGACATGAAATCTTCAACCAATTCGGAACGAATTCCTCTTTCGATTGCCAATTCATTTTCCTTCATCCACTCTTCTACAACATAGGTAAGATAACCGTCAACTTTTTCAGTAAGTTCTTTTTGGAACTCTTGTGATCCAGCCTCTTGTTCTTTTGCTTGCTCATCCATTCGGGCGTTAACTTCATCAACCACTTTGGCATGAACAGCGGCTTCGAAAATAGTCGTAGCCTTTGATTTGAAATCTTCAGAAAGTCCTTCTTCACCTGCTGTTAAGGCTTCAATGTCATCTTGAACATTAATTGGTCCAATATCTTCTGGAGTAACAGCGGCTTGAGTACGGGTTTCTTCTTTAACTTCTTTAACAGTTTCCAAAGAAGTTGAAGCCATGATCTGCTCATATTTACCAGCAAGATCACTTTTCAACATTTTGTTAACTTCATCATAGATGTTTTTCAACATTTGATTTTTAGTTGCAGGAATTACAGATTCTTTTTTTGCTTTTTTAGATTCTGCGGGAACTTCTTCTTCCTCTTCATCCCCTTCTTCCTCTTCACCTTCTTCTTTTTTGACGGAAGCTTTACTTTCTTCTACTTCCTCTTCATCATCATCTTCGTCTTCTTCTTCTTTTTTGACTGAGGCTTTAGTAGATTTACTTTCTTCTACTTCTTCTTCATCCTCTTCTTCGTCTGAAGAATCTTGTTCAGCAGCAGCTCTCCGCTTTTCAGCTAGTTCTTCTTCTGTCATTTCCTCAGACTCTTTGTTCAAAATTTCTTCAGACATTTAAATCTCCTAATCTGTTCTAATTAAAGTATATTTACTTTGTGTATTATTTAGTAATTTTATAAACTTGACATAAACTGATCAAAGGCCTTTAGTTGATATTCATCTAACTGCTTTTGACTAGTTATTTTCATTTCTTTTTCGATTCGGGCAATATGGCGTTCATCTAAAATACCATTATCCCATATCCACTCTTTTCCTTCCATAATTCCATTGACAAATGCCGCTGGAGCAGAAGGATCGGCGACAATATCTGCAGCAGTTGCAAGATAAAAATCATCTTGTACATGACTACAATTGCGACCTACAGGCTTTAAGGAGCCCATTCCTCTGGATGAGACACCTAAACGGGCACCCTCATCGATAAGGTTCTTTACTATTTTACCATAAGGCGTATCCATAATCTTTGCTCGACCTCTAAAATTATCCCCATCTTCTGTTAACTCTGTAATCATGTGGGAAACTCTTTAAAGATTGACCGTTGGTCCTTTTGTATGACCTAATTCACCAAAAGCTCTGTTTTGTTTAATATAATTTTGTTCGTATCTCTTAGCTTCTTTTTGAAGAATTGCTTTTGGATATACTCTACCATTACGATTCTTCACATTGGCTTGCATGAATACACCCTCAATAAAGTAATTTTTTGCTTTTCCGGCGCCTTCACATATAAATTCTACATTTTCTAATGTTTCGCAAATAAGTCTCATTAAATTTCTCCTATCATGTGAAATTACCTTTTAAGTAGTCAACTTTATAACCCAATGAAGTATTTTCTTCGTATGCTGGGACATCAAAGCCTGGTGCCTGTTTCTTCAATTCCATTATAACCGTATATGAATCACCAGATCCATGTCCAGTTGTAGAAAATTGAATATCTCCCAAAACTTCAGAAGTATCACCAGTTGCATTTATTGGTATTCCTGGCCATTCGTTTCCAGGCATACTCCAACTTCCGTTACCACTTAATTCTGCAATATATTTTTCTGCGGATGATCCGTCCCACTCTATCGCAACTTGTAGTCCATTTGTAATCCACAACATTTTAGTAACTAATACATTCCATTCTAGGCCTGTCAAGTTACCACTATTTGCTAGTGTTCTAGTATTGGCTCCAGATACTGCACCACTAATTGCATCTCCATTGGATGATCCTGTATCGATTGAGGTGGCTTTTTTATTTGTATTATCCCAACCTACAACTTCTACTGTACTTGCCCCGGCTGTAAAACCAGTAACAAGAAATGTTTCTGCTGATCCTACTGTTATTACTTCACCAATCTTAAAATTTGGACTTGCTGCACCAGATAAGGTCATTGTATGTTTTGCCCAAGAAAGTGTAGATAAATCTACCTTCTTAACATCTGATTCTGATGCATCTGAAAAAAACTTTGCTATGTATTTCTTTTCGCAATCACGTAGTACTTGTGTCTCTGCTGCCATCTTCTACCTCTGAACTTTCCGGCTCTTTCGAGTCTGTATTTGGTTTAGTTAAAAAAGTTTTAGCGAAATCCTTTTTCTTACTTTCTAATGATACCATCACTTTTTGTTGAAGTACGTCACCTATTGCGGACTTTACTCCTGCAGCATCATCTGATCTAGAATATGCTACGATATCACCAATTGTAGTTTCATTAGACATAAATTTCCTCTGTTATTTCTGTTATATTTATACTATTTATAAATTTTAGTTACTAATCACCTTTAAGTCTGGCTTGTTTGCTGAAGGATCAAATTCCCATTGTTGATCTTCTG